ACAGTTGTTGTTGTCTGAGTATAAGGTGCCGTAATTCTGAACGTATTGGTGTTGAAAATCTGTCCATACACAGTGATAGATTTTGGTGGATTCGATTTACCTGTAAATGAATAACTTACTACACAGTTTGCACCATCAGTGACGGTTGCTGTAACGCCGGATGTCTGCGAAACAATTGCATCAACCGGAGCTAGTGTTCCTGCAGCACCTGCAGAATATTTGAACACAACAATTTCTGGCGAGCTTGAACCGCCACCGCCTGTGATTGTTGTATTTGTTACACCGGTAATTCTACCCTTGGCATCAACCGTAAACACGGGAACCTGTGTCGAGCTACCATATGTATTTGCCACGACACCTGTGGTAGATAATGTTGCTGCAAAGGAGCCTGTTCCAGAACCTGTAACATCACCAGTTAGGGTAATTGTTTGATCACCGGTGTTGGTACCGGAAAGATTTGAACCCGTTACTGTTCCAGTTGCTGCTACGCTTGTAGGAGTAATATTTCCTAGACCAAAAGTCAATGTTCCGGAAGTAGTAATCGGTGAACCCGAAACTGTAATTCCGTTGTTACCAGTTGCTGCGACAGATGTTACTGTTCCAGATCCAGAGACCGCTGCCCAAGATACGTTTGTTCCATCTGTTGTTAAGAATCGACCGGCATTGCCTGTCTGCGATGGTAACAATGCATTTCTTGCACCTTGTGCAGTTGTTGCACCTGTACCACCATTAGCAATAGCCAATGTACCGGAAAGTGTCAATGTACCCGATGAGGTAATTGGGCCACCGGTGAATGTCAACCCTGTTGTGCCGCCGGATGCGTTTACAGATGTGACCGTGCCAGAGGCTGTAATAGTAACGTTAGAAACACCTGTGATTCTGCCCTTTGCATCAACCGTAAAGACAGGCACTTGCGTTGCACTACCAAAGGTACCGACGTTAGCATTTACCGTGGATAATGTGGCAGGGAAGCTGCCAGTACCAGAACCGGTAACATCACCAGTCAAACTAATAGTCTGGTCACCAGTATTTGTACCGCTGGATGATCCAGAAAAGTTTGAACCTGAAATTGTTCCGGTTGCTGCTACGCTTGTGGGAGTAATAGCACCAAGGCCGATTGTAATATTTGGAGTAGTAGTTCCATTTGTTACGTTTGTTGTTACGCCTTGTGTTCCGTTTGCGGTTACTTGCGTGACCGTGCCCGTTCCACCCGAAGAAATATTTACATTGGTAACTCCGGTAATTCTACCCTTGGCATCAACAGTAAAGACTGGAACCTGAGTTGCACTACCGAATGTTCCAACATTTGAATTGACAGTCGATAAAGTAGCCGCAAAGCTACCTGTACCGGATCCAGTAACATCACCAGTTAGACTGATTGTTTGATCACCGGTATTTGTACCACTGCTTGAACCACTAAAATTCGAACCAGAAATCGTACCAGTCGCTGCTACGCTGGTAGGAGTAATAGCACCAAGAGTTAATGTTATTGCTGGAGTAGTTGTTGGGTTTGCTACAGATCCAGAAACACCATTAGCAGAAACGACAGAAACACTTGTTACCGAACCACCTGCAGGTGGCTTATTTATTAGATCATTGTAATCACCAGTTGTGGCGACCAGGGCAAGACCCGAAATGCTGGCGGCTGGTATAGTAGTCGAATAGATGAGCTGTGTACCAGCCGAGTTCCATTTGACATAACCGTCTGGAAGCGATGGTTTTGCTGTATCACTTAATCCGGCAAAACTGAAACTGCTGCTTGTCGGTTTATTCAGCAGAGTATTATAGTCTACGAAAGTATTCTCCCATAGATTAGTGAATGAGTTATAGACAAGTCCTTGTCCATTCTGTAGGGATAATGGGTTATCAACATTGCTTGAAACATCAAGTAATTCACCCAATCGTGTTGCGCCACCTGTGCCCGATCCCTCAGCATTTACGAAAGCTTTTCTAACTGAATCATATACAATAGTCTGCCCATCACGAAGATCCTTTATAAAAAAGGTTGGTACATACTGATTTAGCAGAGCATTTTGACCTACGATCATTTCTTATTATTCCTTATAAACTCAACAATACCTTATCAATCTGACCCCATTGCCATGTCTGCCATTGAGGGTTAGGTGGGGGAGGTTGAATATAGTCTCTTGTGAGTACCGCTCTTAGAAATACAAAATTTCCAATAAAAGTAGTTGCCATTGAGCCTGTGTCGCCGCCGTTGGCTCCTGTGGGGGCAAGTGGATCAATTGGGAATGGAATAAATGGTGTATTTACATCACCGAGTGGATTTAATTTTATCCAGAACCAATCTTCTGGCTTTGGATCCAATGCAAGTGTGCCCTGCAAACCAAAACCGCCTACTAAATTCTGATAGATTACCTGCACGGTGTGTATACCATCTGTGTAACCATAGTAGGCATCGGCCCGGACGGGCTCGCCGATAACATTCCAGCGAGTGCCGGTATTTGTCATCATGAGAACTGATTTTCTAATTGCCATGGTGTTCCTTCTTGTTCTCTATTATTTATCAGAAGGAGGCAAGAATTATAGCCCACAAAAAAAGGCCCCGGAGGGCCTTTCTGTGGGATGTTTTAGATTAGACTAAAACAGGAACTTCTTCATTTGAATAGCATCTAACCACGATTCCGTTGACATCAATATCGATGACAACTCGTCCACCCTTAAGGAGCTTACCAAACAGGATTTCCTTGGACAACGGCTTCATGATTTCATTCTCAAAAAGTCGGTTGAAGGGTCTTGCACCCATCTTAGGATCCAGTCCCTTAGTGGCAAGCCATTCAGTTGCCTGGGCGGTTACCGCGAAGATAATATTCTTGCTGGCAAGAATATTACGAGTATCCTCAATCTTCGAATTAACAATGAGTCTCATTTCCTCGATGCCGAGCTTATTGAATTTAACAATAGCGTCGAGTCGGTTTCGGAATTCCGGACTAAACAGTCTCTTCAATTCAGTATCTACAGCAACGCTGTTATCCTGATTGCCAAAACCAATGCGATTTCTTTCGGCTTCGGCAGCACCGGCATTAGCAGACATGATAAGAACCACGTTGGAGAAGTCAACAGTCTTACCCTTGCTGGATGTCAACCGTGCATCATCCATAACCTGGAGAAGAATTGTAAACACCTCTGGGTGTGCCTTCTCAATTTCGTCGAGCAATAGAACACACGAAGGATTAGCATCAATCTCTGCAATAAGCTGTCCTTCGCCCATCTTGCCTTCGCCGTGACCCACATAGCCCGGAGGGGCACCGATGAGTCGAGAAACCGTATGCTTTTCCATGTATTCCGACATATCAAAGCGCACAAGCTTGACACCCATCAATTCGGCAAGTTTCTTCGCAGCGAAGGTCTTACCAGAACCAGTGGGTCCAGTGAACAAGAAATTACCAATGGGCTTGTTTGTAGCACGCAATCCTGCCTTAGACATGTAGATAGCTTCCACAAGGCTTACGATAGCAGCATCCTGGCCGTATACAATATCCTTCAGCTTGGTTTCAAGATTGGCGAGCTGGGTATTTTCCTTCTGGTCAATCTTATCAACAGGGATACGGGCAATCTTTGCCGCACACTTGGTAACGACATCATCAGTTACCGTGGCCAAATCATTCAACTTGGCATAAGCACCCGCCGCATCCATAATATCCATAGCCTTGTCAGGGAAGAACTTATTCTTCATGTAACGATCGGCAAGGCTAACACACAGGTCGGTAGTACCTTCCATGTATGTCACATTATGGAATTTTTCGTAATGCTTGGTAACACCGCGCAGAATTTCCTTTGTTTGCTCAGCAGTGGGCTGATTCACATCGTACTTCTGGAAACGACGCAGCAGAGCCTTGTCTTTTTCGAAGTGTTCGTGGAATTCATCGTAGGTGGTAGCACCGACGCACATCAGCTGACCTTTTGCCAACATAGGCTTCAGCAGGTTACCAGCATCCATTGTGCTACCGCTTGTGGAACCTGCACCGAGAATCATGTGAATCTCATCAATGAACATAATGACATTGCCGAGCTTCTTAACTTCATCCAGTACAGCCTTGAGTCGTTCTTCAAAATCGCCTCGGAACTTAGTTCCTGCAATCAAAGCACCAATATCGAGACTATGGACAACTTTCTCCTGCAGGGCCTTAGGAACTTCCTTGTTGACAATCTTCAACGCCAGACCTTCGGCGAGTGCAGTCTTACCCACGCCCGGTTCACCCACATAGATAACATTATTCTTCTTACGACGAGCAAGAATCTCAATAGTATCCAACACTTCACGCTCACGACCAATTACCGGGTCAATGGAACCATCGCTTGCTTCCTTATTTAGGTTGCGAGCATACAGTGCAAGGGCGCTTTCTTCCTTGCCTTCAGATTTTTCGCTACCCTTACGAAGATGGGTGATAATCTTCTCTCTAGTCACACCACTCTTAGCAAGATAGTAATGTGCATGACTGGTATCTTCACTAAGAATGCTCAGCAGGATAGCCTCGAGCGTGAGCTCATTGCGACCACTGAAAATAAGTTGGGTAAAAGCTCGTTGGAAAGTACGATTTAGAACCTGTGTTCTCTTTGCAGGAACATCCTTCAGCGAATCCGGCTTCTTCATCTCCGGGTTACCGAGGAACTGCACAAGCTCAGTCTTAATCTTTGCAGGTTGGCCACCAATGGCCAGAATCAAATCTTGAATTTCCTTCTCACTAAGCAAAGAAAGTAAAAGGTGCTCAAGCGTCACATATTCGTGATTGTTATCATTGGCGATACCAATTGCACGAGCAACCATTTTATCAACTTTTTGTGTACTCATTCTTTTCCTTAAAGTGTGATTTTTTCACGGCGTGGCATAGTCTTCAAAAATTCCCTTTGTTCATCAGTTAATGTCTTTGGAACACTAACGGTGACTCTTACCATAAGATCACCAAATCTGTCAAACTCAGGATTCTTCATACCCTTACCGGAAAGCTTTATTACCTGTCCAGTTTGAATTCCAGCAGGTATACTAAATTGTAATATAGCTCGATCTAAATGCTCAAGCTCCGTATCCACTCCCAACATGGCCTCAATGGCATTTATCTCGAGATCTACAAGAAGATCATCATCAGATCTTCTAAATTTATGATGAGGCCTTACGACTATTTCGAAGATCTGAGATTCTACGAAGAATCTAGCCCCACTGCGTACACCTGCCGGAAGCTGTACAGACGCATTGGGCAATTTTATAACTTTACCCGAATATGCTTCTTCTAGGGAAATATTTATTACCTGGCGCGGCTTGGTCGGCCCTCTTTGTGTTTGACGAAATGCTTCAAAGCCGTGATCACCGAATACGCGGTTAAAGACCTCCTGGAAGTCCCCACCACTATCGGTAAATGTCCAGGTTCGATGTGTTTGACCAGTTCCGTGCTGGAATGGATTATTATGACCATATTGGTCGTAGGTAGCTTTTTTCTGGGCATCGGACAAGGTCTCGTATGCCTCCTTAGCTTCCTTAAATTTTTCCTCTGCAACCTTCTGTTCAGGCCCCTGATTTCTATCAGGATGATATTTCATTGCCAACTTTCTGTAGGCCTTTTTAATATCATCATCGGAAGCATTCTTAGCAAGCCCGAGAACTTCGTAATAATCTCGTTTGCTCATGGTTATTTTCTTCTAGAAAAAAGCTTGTCGTAGATAACAAACCAATAATATAATGGCAGGGCTAGAATTATCAAGGCAATCATTAATGCCCTGCGTTCAGGCCGTTCTGTTTCCATTAGAATCGATAGGTAATTCTACCAAGTGAAAGATCGTATGGACTCATCTCGATCTCAACTTCATCATCAAGAAGGATTTGGATATTATTCTTGCGGATCTTACCGCTGATAACTGCGTTCAAGACATGCCCGTTTTCTAGTTTTACTTTAAATCGAGCACCTGGGGCTGCATCAGTAACACGACCCCGTGTAATAATCATATCATCTTTGTCTTTAGCCAAGTTATCTTATCCTCTAAGTTTTATTTCAAGATTTTTTAGTAACATTACCTTGTCGCCCTTATTGACGGCAAGATATTTTCCAAGTGGAAGAATTTGACAATCACCTAAGATATGTTCGAGCATTCGAGCCTCGCTGGATTTACGATTCAAATCGAATGCAGCCTCTGAAAGGAAATTTCTGCCCACAACGGTATCATAGTCACCGATGTCAACCATCTCTGCGACCACTTTTTTAGATCCAGTCCCCATTATAATTGAATCACCCTCGAGATGCAAGTACATAACCATAGAATCCTTCAAGAATTCTCTAATTTCTTCCTGTGTAGATTCTTTCATAAATTCATCCTTGGTTAAGTATTCATCCGGTTTAATAATTACATATTTGAAAACACTAGGATCCATTAAATCAAATTCCTTATCATCAGATAGATAAGTTTTAATTTTCCATTCTAGTTCGCCCGATACATTTTCCACATCCTTGACAAGTGCTTGAAATTTATTTGGAAAAGTTTCATCTCTCGACATTTCGACGAAAACGAGATAGCGCCCTTCTTCGTCTGTATTGGGACTTACTTCAACATCCAGAGTGTCGATGAATCCTCGTTGGATGAATGTGTTTAGGTCTTCCGCTGGTTCCATGTCGGTGAGGTAGAAGGCCACTACAATGACTTCCTTATTATTTCCGGCCTTAGGTTCAAACTCATCGATAGAAATTAGCGGTTTAATAGTACCTGCTAGATCGCCATTCTTCAAGCTCATATTTCCTCTCCAGGCATCTGATCAGCTTCCGGGCCACCCATTGTCTGGTCCGTCGGTGCTTCAGCAGTTCCTTGATCTGGCATTTCGTCATCAAATGCGTCGGCTAATTCTGCGTTGGTCTCTTCGATATCCTTCTGGATGATATCGTCGGTTTGTTCAAGACCTCTGTTAATATACTTTATAGGAAGATCAATAGAAACAAGCCAAATTTCATGTTCAGACATCTTTGCACGCTTTGTTTCTGGATCTGCCCAATCCTGTGGGCCGGTTACTTTAACGGGTTTCTTAAAAATACCCTTTCGGAATCCCACTTTTGCCCCAATCTTGGTAAGACGTAACCCGCCATTTGGATCGGGCATCTTTGCGTATGGATACATCCATGTGGTCTTATACCAATATCTTTCAATAAACGGACCCTCAACCAATTCTCCCAAAATCCAGTTTTGGTAAGCAAACACTTCGGCATTATCGAGAGTTCTTTCAAATTCAAGAAGTGTATCAAGTAATGTCTCGCCCTTGGAGATACTTACTAATGTTTTCTTAATAGAATCTAGATCGGTAGTCATTGTTGTCCTCGTTTGCATTATTTATCGATATTCTTGAAGATCTTGAAACTTTTGATTTTAGCACCATTCTAAATTTATCTAGCTTTGGAAAGGATAAATATCTTGGTATGCAAAATACACTCGATAGTATTATCGATGCTTCCGATTCTGGGCAGTTCTTGCCTAGCATTCCATCAGACCAAAAAATAAACAAAATAAGGAGTACAACCTTGAGCAAAAACCGTAAGTTGGCTAAGATGCCTTCGCAATCTCGCGGACCAAAACAGGTCGAAGAAACACAATCTGCTAGTATCTATAAATTGAATAGCAGAAACTATAAAAAAGTTGAACTAATTCCACGCAATACAGCTCAAGAAAATTATGTGGAGGCCCTTTATGACAAGCGTATGGTATTCGCGCTAGGTCCAGCAGGAACAGGTAAGACACTCTTAGCCGTTCTCAGGGCAATTAAGGCACTTAGAGAACAAGAAATTACAAAAATTATCATTACAAGACCTGCAGTCAGCGTTGATGAAAAACACGGCTTCTTGCCAGGGGATTTGAATGCTAAAATGGAACCTTGGACACGTCCAATCTTTGATGTGTTTGAAGAATACTATGGACTCCAGGAAACAAAGAGATTGTTGGATGATGGTATTATCGAAATTGCACCACTTGCCTTCATGAGAGGAAGAACATTTAAGCATTCGTATATCATTGCTGATGAAATGCAAAATGCAACTCCAGAGCAAACAAAGATGCTCTTAACACGTATTGGCGAAGGTAGTTCTATGGTGTTAACGGGCGACTTGAAGCAGCACGACAGAGGATTTGATAAGAACGGTCTCAAGGATTTTGTTGACAGACTTGCTCAACATAAGAAAACCTCCATGGCAGTCTGCACATTTGGTAGACAGCATGTTGAGAGAGATCCACTCGTTGCTGATGTTCTGGAAATATACGGGGAGGATGATTAAAAAAGGGCCCTTGGGGCCCTTTTTAATTTGTTACTTTTGAAATTTCAGTTAGTTGTCTTTGATATCTTTCACGAAGAGCGTCCTCAAGCGGCGTCAGTTTGCGATCCGGTGCTTGCGCCCTCTTAAAGTCTAATTCGAATAGCTTATCCTCAAGCATTTGCTTTCTTAAAATCTGAGTATTTCTTTCGATTGATCTTGTGGTCTCTGTTTTATCTTTTTCAACATCTGCTGCGTGGGCATAACGTGCATCCAAGGTAAACATGGCTACAACAATTGAAGTAATTGTTCCGGCAGAACCGAATATTACCTTCCACGGATTTTCTTTGATTGATTGCATTACTGGCATATCTATTCCCTCTCTACTATTTATTAAAAAATAGTTTCAAGGAAATAACCCAACTTTAAGGTTGGATATTATATGCCTTGCAAATCATCCCGTAAATTTCTTCCCAGGGCTTTTCATTGCTTACAGTTGGGAATAAGTCAGTTGCATAATGAGAATTGTATGGTTGTGCAATCAAAATAGGGCGAAGGCCGGCCTCATAACCCGCTTCAGCCTGCCTCATATGATCTTCAATCCAAAAATAGTTAGATGCGGCCCAGCGTTTTAGTACCTCGTGCTTACTTGCACCCATCTCGATGCATACAATCTCATCAAAGATATTTCCGAACAAATTGTGCAGGTTTTGAGTCCTGTGCTTTTTTGCATCGGGATGAGAGCTAAGGCTTGTGACTACAGTAAATCTAAAGCCTTTTTCAACCAGTTTAGCCACATACTTCAGTGAATCGCCAAACGGTTCAAGTTCAGCAATAAGTGGACTCTCGCTGAATTCCTTTATTAGTGCTCCGGCGGTATCCCAATCGATATTATAACGATCGGTCATTTTATATTCATGGCTTGTTCCGGGGATAACCTCATATCCACGGCTCTCCATGAACTTTTCAAAGCCTTTTACCCAAAATACAAGTACGCCATCAGCGTCGGTAAGAATGTGCTTATCCATTATACATCAAACACCGTTTTGGCACGAAGATTTCCGTGCTGGTCCACAAATAATGCATCACCTGCATCAGTAATCTCGGGGTTTGTATCTACAGGACGATACACTGCATCCAATTGTGCCATTTGCTTTGGATATTTCTTTCGAATATATCCCTCAAATTCATCATAATCCTTAATACCGAATCTTGTACCACTGATAACTTTTCGATTCAGATAATCTGCGGTGGCGGTTGCCATTGTTGCATGCTTATTACGTAGAGTATTGACGAACTCAACTGTTTCTTGAGTTTCCCATTCAGTCTTAGAGCCTTTCTTTAGGCGATGAATGTGTGATAGTACAATGAAAACTTTTTCCTTAGCCATATTTTCCTTAGAAATCTGTTATATGTTTTTCGTAACCGCAATATTTCAAACCCAAGAAGGATTCAATTTCAGTATCTTTATAGATTAATGCAATAAGCAATTCATAACCGGGTCTATCTGGTGCAACCGTTGTTGCTATGACTGTTCCCGGAAACATTCTATATAGATTTTTTCTTTCTTCCTCTATCATGTGTGATGGAAGAGTAAATTGCACGCGGCGTCCGTTGATCACAGAACACCCTTAGCTATCATCTCCAACTCAACAAGTGTGGCACTGAGATTAATTTCAATATCAGCACACATCGTATGTTTCACGAGTCCGTCACGGATTGTGACAATACACTTATCTTCTTTGCTCTGATCTTCGCCGGCCCAGAAGCCTACATTCTGATACATGAAGCGATACATATCTTCGTATTCTTCCCGATTTACCTGAGAGCAAATAAGTTGGCGGGCTTCTTTATACTTTCCCTTACCAAATAATTCAATCATGTTAAGTTTGTAATCGGCAACATCTTCGGAATCTGCAGGAGGTGGATTAAGCTTTCCATCTACGGAACGAGCCTGAATCATTCCAATACCACGTCTTAGATCGGGATATGTCTTTCTAGAGATAATCTCAAGTGCGTCAAAATCAATATCGATGTTTTCCTTTTGAAGAATATCGATGAGTCTCATATCATATTCATCTTTGTTTAGATTTTGAATATGCATCTTACCTGCTTCGCAACGAGAGTGAATTGCTTCAATTAACTTGTGTGGATAATTGCAGGTAAGCAGGAATCGAACGCTGGCCGCGTATTTTTCCATTGTACCTCTCAATGTGCCCTGAGCAGGTGCTGAAAGACCATCGGCCTCATCCAGGAATACATAGCGAATTTCGCCATAACCCATTGTCTCGGCAAATTTCGTAATCTTATCTCGAATAAAATCCACACCGTTATCTTTTGATGCATTTACTTCGAGAACATCAAAGGGATCTACCTTCAATTCATTCAGTAATGCTTTAATAAGTGTGGATTTTCCGGTACCCGGTGAACCAGAAAGGAGCATGTGCGGTAACGCCCCTTGTTTAATCCAATGATTTACAATAGTTTTTTGATTTTCATCCTTGAAGACGTATCCATCAAGGAGTGGTGGTCGATATTTTTCTACCCAAAGTTCTTTCACAGGTGTTATCCTTATTGTTTGTGTGACTATAACACGAGCAATTGACTATCGTCAAATCCACTTCGAATAAATCTCTGTTTTGGGTTCTTCATCGGAAACCAAAAGGACAGCGGTCGGCCATTCGACACCCCACACCTTGGTTTCCGAACCATCATCTTCCTTAACTGTGAGCATTCTTGTCCAACGGCCATTCTCAATTAAGATCCATTGATCGACAGAAATGTCGGTAATATCATCACCCACCGAATAAACCTTACCCCAACGTGGGCGAATGCCTTCGCTCTTGCCATTATCATCTGGAATAATAATTCCATTGATAACTCTCATGCCTCGTTCAAGTTCTGTAACTAGGACTTTACCCTTCAGTGCTTTTATTTTCATTGTTTAGATTAGTAATAAGTTTCTTTTCTTCTTCTGACAACACCTTTTGAATTTCTTCCCAGAAATCAAGATTATGATTTTTCTTTAAGGCGTCGACCACATCGTCATTAACTTCGATGGAATAAGTATTTCCATGAGTAACAATCTCTTTGATGATTTTCATTCACCGTCCTCAATGATAATATCTCCGCTAGGAAGTTCTTTTTCTTTCTTTGCGGTAGTTTTGATTGGGGATTTCGTGACTTTTGCTTCAGATTTAGGTGCATCCATTACGACACCCGCTGGCGCCTCGGGAACAGGGCCCTTTAAACCAGCATTGGTAATGACGCTCTGCACACGATGATTTTCTCTTGCAATTTGGTCAGCTGTTTTAGCAACGGCCCCACCGCGAAGTTTATCACCCTTTGCATTAACTCCCATGTTGCCAAGGGCAACAGTCTTTTCATTTTCTCTACGCATTGCTTCCATGTCAACGGTAGCACCACGATATGTTACATGTCTGCTCATTTTAAGTAATCCTTTATATCAAATCCATATTTGAGGCTATCTACTCTATGAACTCCAATTAGATATAGAATGTAGGATGAAACACTTGATCCTCTACCTACTCCCCAAATAAATTTATTTTCTCTCATATATGCCACTAAGAAAATGAATAATCTTAGTAGCATAATTAAGTTTCTTTCTTTGTACAGTTTATATTCTTCCTGTACTCTCTCAATCTGTTCTTGTGTGCTACATTTATCAAGTAACCATTTCTCTACGTCAAGTTGCTGATAAATTTCGGGAAAAATCCACTCATCTGCCCTTAATTGATGAAATTCATCAAATGATAGATTTTCTTCCGGTGGATCTAAAAATATAACCTCTTGCTTTATTAATTCACTTTGAAATTTTTCGTGTAACTCAATCTCCTCATCCCTGATTACATTGAGGTGTCCGATATTCTTACCCTGTAATAGCAATTCCCTAAGGTTGTCACTAGACAGTATGGTTTGACCATACATGTTTACCTTCATACCTTTTTGGGTCTCCATCTTTCTACCTGTACAATTTTGGCCGGTTCCTGAACAACACCAATTTTTCTATGAACTATTTCGGTGATGTGCTTTGCAAATTCCGATAACGGATCTGTAATATCTGGAAAATCGGATTTACCTTCCTCATCGGGCTCTAATTTAACAATCTCAAAGGAAAATCCATCATTTCTGTGCCACCACGGCACTGTATGCCTTGTCTCGCCCTCTGTATAATAATCCTCTGTTTTTGTAGGAAGATCATATGTGCCATCTACAGAATCAAAGGTATATTGCACTGATGCATCGCTCGCCTGTAACTGTAAATCTCCCACGAGTAGATAATTTTCTGACAATGCAGTAATTTTAGCGTGCAACATCTGTGCTATGATATCATCGTTGGGTGGACCTGGACAATAAAGCATAATGTTAGACGAAAGATTAGCAATATACAAGTCGTCTTCGTCTTCGACATTTACTGCGACAATAGAATGCAAATTAGTCTCTAACCAAAATAAGATTTTCTGATATGCTACACCTGCTTCTAATTCTTGCTCTTCCTTAGACTTGCCCTTCCTCTCAGGTGCCACAAGATTGACTTTTAATTTCCAATCAACCGGTGTTAGTGTTGTTTCCTGTACTCGAATACCTGCAAACTCAAAATCCAAAGTCATGTGGCTCTTGATGCGGTGCTTTCCTGCTGTCATCATAGCTGTTTCCTTATCTCTTCTTCTAATTTCCCAAGATCAATGGGCTCTTTATCTTTAGGAAACTTTCTTTTTGTCTCTTCATCAATCATCTTGCGTGATCGATCCTGACGCTCTAATTCAAGAGATTGAATAACCTCTTTAATACTCAAGACAGTGGGTGTATGTCCAAGAGCTGTTTGTTGATTTAGATAAGTATAAGCCTTACCCAATCTTTCAATAATTTCTTCATCCGTCAATTTACTGACGTCTAGGAATGGATGCATAAAAATCCCTCAGTATGTTGTATTTATGAAGGACTCAGAGCAGTTTTATGATTGTCGATATACTATTCTTCCATTTCAAAAATAGTATATGCTATATTCGAGGGCCAGATATGTACCTGTTTGGCAGATTCACCGAGTGTAAGTCGAAACTGTAAGGCATCTTCCCTATCAGTAAATGCCCAATATGACGCAAGCTCGGTGTGCCAATTCATACCTGCAAATAATCCAAGGGTATTTGCTTCCTCTTTGGATAATGCACGCTCTTCGTATTCTGGATTGCTATATGCCCATGTTTTCAGGCACATTTCTTTAGCCAGTTTCAGTGTTTTGCGGAAGGCAGAATAATCCAGTCCGATGTGGCCATCGCTGTGTTTCAGCCTGACCACATATGGATCGATAATTAGAAGTTTACTATTCTGATGTATCCGTCTCACTGTCATAGATATTCGTGATGCAATCTATGAAAGGTAGTTAGATCATCTTTCTCTGAGAAACGAACAGAGATGAATTGACCGAGATCGATGTGGGTATAGAGCCCCTTTACTGTCTCAAACCCCTTCTCAAAGGATTCTAAACGACGATAAAAGGTAGAAGGATGGAGCCTGACTTGATTCCAGTGGCGGGTATAGGACTCAACGCGAATCGAATCACCGACAATCAATTTTCCTTGTTGTTTCATTTATTCCCTTAATAGAAAACGCCAGCGTTCATAGATTCCCTGTGCATATTGTTCGGGATCTATCCTTTTATCCGGAGATTTAAAATGAGACAATGCCGAAATCTCATAATCTCTTCCAGAAGATGTGACTATTTTGATAGTCACATCTCCTTTTAGTTTGTCAATTGTCTGCCCTTCCTCAGTTTGAAACTCCATGCTTTCGATAGATCGCATGGAAATAGCAAACCCGGGGCGGGGATACAGAAAAGAATCTGTATAGGCAACAGACATTAGATCAGGCTGAGGTACAGAGCAGATTGCGGATCAAAATCCACTCGAAAGATATAGACCTTCGGGCTCAGACTCTTACCTTGCTTCAGGGTCTTCAGGACACGACCCTCCATGGTCCATTTATCAGAACCCTTGCCGACATGTTCGTTCAGCCAGTTGACGATTCGATAGAAATGAGCCGTATCACGGATGGTAACGCGGAAGGTATGAGCTGCATTCTGCTCCTTCTTGTTGACAGGAGCTTCCTTTTGGGTAGTTTGCTTGTTCATATTACGCTTTCTGTAAAGGTTGTTGAGTCTTTATTTTAGTATGCCTTGGCATTAAGGTCAACTCACGGATCCGGATGCCCCGACACAAATGATACACCGGCTTCTTTAAGCATTTCCTGTGCAACAGTCATATCTTCTTTCCATCTATCGGGCATTTTATCGGGCGTGTAGGCATCATCTACCACAACAGTCTTTATACCGCGGTGTATGATTGATTGGGCACAAGATGCACATGGTGAAAATGTGATAAACATCACACAGCCTGTTAGGTCGCGTGGTGCCAAATCCATTGCATTGCGTTCTGCATGGCACATCCACTTATATTTGAGTGGTCTTTCCAGTCGCTCAGGAACATTGTCGTCAATTCCCATAGGCATGCCATTAAAACCCCAGGACACTGGTCTTCCATCGGGTGTAGTAATAACTGCACCGACTTTGGTTGAACTATCCTTTGACCAGGATGCAACATCTCTGGCCATTTTGAGGAGACGGCCGACCCATTTTTCTTTTAATATAATCATCTTGACAATGATTCCCTTGTAATGATCATTGCTAACTCTTCGCCCAGGTCCTGCCCGTCGGGAACTATATGCAGGTTGGCAACATGTCTATCCTTCGTGGGATCGTACTCCCAGAATTGTAAAACTTTTCCACCATTAGCGTTATAGATAACTAGATTCAACCCACGACTCATCTCTTCAATCCCGACGGGTTGTCGTTGAAGTTTGGATTGACCGCTATAAGCCAGGGTCCCTGATACATCTTGTGCAATTTTATCACTACCCAACATGCCTGCTAATTCAATAAACAATTTTCTAAATAATTCTTTCATTTGTAATTCCATCTAATTTTGAATATGAGCAATTCTTCTTCAGTCTTGAATGCATATGTTCTTGATGTGTTATTGAGATTGTAAGAATACCAATCACGAAATCTTGTACCCACGTGAGCGGAACACCAATTATCCATGGATATTTTTCTTTTAACAGATTCAAGGTCATCGGCTTCTGCTGCAAAATGCAGATTTATAGAATATGGCCAAATTTTTCTGTTTAGGTGTCTCATAACCAAGTCAACTTAAATAACGTTGCATCCTCAGGCAATCTAATATGTACAAAGAATGAAGGGTCTCCGGAATTATATCTAAAATCAGAACTGTATTGCCCCTTCATATTATTCTTCATCCAGGTCTGGAATTGATCCACTTCGGATGTATAAACCTGACAATACCATCCTATCAAAGATTCTGTATAGAATTTATCGTTGGTAAGGACGGGATTGGTCTTAAAGTAAGATGGCAATTCTTCCCAACCGTCCCTATAAATCCAATTAAAGACTTTGACTTTCACTGTCCTCTATCCAAGATAAATCATCATCACCATTGGTGCGGTATTTTCCATTTAGGGCAGGATCTTCATATAGGTATGGAGAACCGCAGCAACCACAACCCCCAATAAGTATCCCATGCTTTCGCGATAATTCTGCCAATTCTTTTAAGAATTGTGCTTGTCGATCTTCATTTATCATTTTGTGTTCCACAGAGTCTTTGTACTATCAGGAAATTCTCCCATGCTTCTTTTAGGGAAGGATATTTTTCCAATTGTTCGGCAGTTGGCATAACAAATTCTGGTTTTGGATCTGAAACAGATGCGAACATTACCCATTTCGATCCATCAAAAACAAGATGACCTTCTTTATTGGGGTCAAAATACACATCACCTAATGCAGGCAGCACCGGTCTTTGCCAATGGAATGTTACTGTCATTGCCAACTCAATTCAAATAATAAACCGTGTTCTTCTAATGCAAATTCTATTACCAGAATTCTATAATCATCCGGTGATAGATCCCAATTCCAGTTTTTTCCTTGTTTACCTACATGGTTTTCAAGCCAGGGGCGATAGTGGTCGTTGGGCTCTTTTTCGCCCTCTCTCATAAAGGGTCGGCGAGAAATATGTGCTGGAGTAAATTCAGATTTCATTAGGGACCATCCATCAAACAAAGAGGTTCTGGAATAGATTTTACCTCTTTCGTCCGGAGGTAAATCCATGAAATCACCACTTTGGTTGAACTCCTTACACAGCCTACAGAAAATTTGTCCCGATTTTGACTGTTGTAAATTTCCAATTGTATTACAACTCTTGCAAAATGCGGGCCCTGTCCAATACCCCATTAAAGATCGCCGTCTTTTCTATTTTCGGAAAACCAAACATCGAAGGAACCGCCGGGATAGCGACTTTCTAGCTTCTTAACGTTTTCTTCGATAACATCATTTGGATCAATATTCAATGCAATGCATGCATTCATCCAATACCAGATTACATCGCCTAATTCTCTCTTCATATGGAAGACATTATCAGCATTATATTCCTTGCCCTGATACATAATCTTCTTTACGATTTCACAGAATTCACCAGCTTCACTTGACAACCCAATGGCTGCTGTACCAAGACGCGGAACATCCATTCCGTGTGCAAGAAGTTCTGCAACACGAGCCTGATAAGCATCTGCATCCTTGCTTGCAGAGCTAGTTACACCGTCAACGAAAAGTTTATAGTTATTTAGAATTGTTTTATTCATGAAATTCCTTAGATAAAAGATGTGTTCTTCACATTTTTCACTATTTTATAGAATTTCACAAATTTGTCAAGCGTATACCTTGGTTTCTCGGCTCTAGTACCATAGGAATAATAACTTGATTGCCTAGGTTCAGGTTTCAGGTAGAGATTCTCAACTGAGTTCTCATTTATTGGTTGTAATTCAGAAACAGTAAACGAATGAATGGTAGTTGTCTTTGCATTTCCATAAGAATAAGGATAATCGACAAGGTACTTTTTCCCCTTTTCGTTCTCAAGCATCAGAACACCCTCATCTCTAATCGATTCGCCATCATGCCAAAGTCCGGTTGCCTCAAGATTATCAATTTCTACAAAAGTTAGTAGTGGTTTCGGAACGGCATATGGAGATGTAAACTTTACTCTTCCGTGTGTCGAATAATATTGGCCAGACAGGTGTGTGCTACTTGTAAAATATGCAGATCCTGATTCAATGGAAGCATTCATTATTGCGCAAGATTCTTCCTTAGTCATCGGTTTTTCTGCCTTAGAAACAACCTTTAGGATCTTTGCGTCAGTCTGATAATGGAAAATATCAGGCTTTACCATAATTACCTGTTTACGGAGCATGCTCTGCGCCTTCAAGGAGCCACCGGATTCAAGGAGTGTTCCATAAAGAGAAATTGAACCCATGTATACACCCTGCAACTTATTCTGCAACAGGACTGTATCACCGATTTCTACTTCCTTAATATTAATTTTACCTTCAATCAATTCAGTATTCTTAACTGCTTCAATGTATAATTCGGAAGTAATGGGTACCAAGATCATTTTTGTCTCGGTATTTTCTCTTGCCCAGACACATTTCTCTTGAATCAATCCCTCCGTGATTCCGGTAACATGGAGAATCTGTTCAAGATTGGAGGTAGTAATCCTTGATGTAAACCCACGGGGGTCAATAATGATCCAGTCAGTCTCCGGAGAGCTCCAACTTCTGCGTGATGCCTTCTTCAGAGTAAATCCAGGCAATGGAACATTATCGAGTTCCTTGACTGTATCAAACTTTTGTGTGAATCCTTCTAGTCTCTTCTTCTCATTTGACGATTCACCTAATGGAATAATTACAGCATCGGGCAAATCATTTGCACTTATCTTCTTACTATTGTAACCGATATAAATTTGTCGTGAAATATTGAGCATTATTTAATGTGATTGTCTTTCTAGTTATAATCCGAAACGAATTTTAAAATTCAGTGCATCGGTGGAGTCCTCAAATCCAAATTTATTTCCACCAAGCATAGTCCATTTACCTTCAAGATTTTCCATACACCACATGACAATTCCGCGAAGCGAAATTTCTTCATAGGATAGATTAATATTGGTAAATGTCCAAGAAGTTTCTTTATTTCTGATCAGCTCGTTCATAGGAACGTATAAATCTTTTTCTTGTTTTTCCATAATATTCCTAAAGTATTATGCTATTTTAACATAATACATTTTACATGTCAAAATTGGGCAAAATAAAACCGGGCGAACCCGGCTTTATTTCTTTGTTTTGTAGTGTTTCCAATCTTCTACATTTTGGGATAATCGATCGGCAATAATATGCATGGTAATGGGATTATGGCCTAACCCTAAATGACTTGCACCAGGAACCTCAATATTCTGAGATGTGGGACCCTCATCCTCAATCGAACACTGCCACGATACCACCCCATCTGATTTACTATAGATGGATGTGAACGGTACGGGCGGCTTACCTTTCAATTTTTCAATAATTTCCGGATTATCGTGATTTTTGTCTTTGGTAAGAATTTCATAGAGTATCCTGGCATTAGTACCTTCGGATCCGGCCTTAAACGGTGTCCCTAATGTAATCACCTGACGTGATTGTTCGGGCAACATTTTAGCAGCTTCTCTTGCGTAAATTCCGCCCAGACTCCAGCCGATTAAGCTTACCTTCTGTCCGTCGTGGGCCGCCGATACCTCGGCAACTCGCTCTGAGACTTTTTCCAACAAAATATCAATGCCTTCTCTCGGGCCTAAATTGCGCCCAAGTCCCCAGGAATAAACTTCATATCCCAGGTTCTCAAGGAAATTTCTAATAAAGTGAGTTGAACCATCTGCACCGCCTAGCCCCGGAAATACAATTACCGGATGCCCATCTCCCTTAGGGGAGATGTATTGCAATGGCATATGCAATAACCATCCTAGACCATATTCATATACTGCCCTAGCTGCCTCCAGCCCTAAAAGCATTTTAGATGGTGATTCCATGTGTTATCCTTTCTGTGATAACATATTTATTAGAAAGTTCAAAAACCTACACTACTACCACAACCGCATTTTGTTGATGTATTGGGATTCTCAAATACGAAAGATTCACCCATTAGGTCTCTTCGATAATCAATAGTTGTCCCTGGCAAATACATTGCACTCATTGCATCAACCAATAATGCATGCCCGTCACCGAGGTCGAAGGCCTGATCATCCTCTTCCTTAATCTGATCCAGTGTCAGGAAGTATTGGAAACCATTGCAACCACCACCCTGTAAACCAAAACGAATGAATTCAGAATGATCCTCCTTGAGGATATCAAGGAGTTTTTCTTTTGCTGTATCGGTAATCGTGATCATAGACGCTTATCAACGATCTGATCTGCAAGACCCAATTCAAGAGCCTGTGGTGCAGTCAACCATCTGTCACGGTCCATCAATTCAACAAACCTTTCGTACGGCACATTCTTGCTGTTGTGTTTGACATAAAGTTCAGTCATTTCCTTCTTGATGCGAAGGCTCTCCATAAGGTCAATTTCCATATCGGAAATCTTGCCACGTGTTCCCGAAGACGGCTGATGAATCATCGTAATTGCGCGTGGAAGCAGATAACGATGGCCTGGCTCACCTGCCTGAGCAATAAACGAACCCATACTTGCTGCCATACCAGTTACATATGTATAGACTGGACATTTGATATACTGCATCACATCATATACGGCCAAACCATCATATACACTACCACCGGGGCTATTGATATACATGTGAACGGGAGTTTCGGGATTTTCTGCCTCAAGGAATAGAAGCTGTGCAACCATGATGTTACACATATTGGTCTCTACCTCGCCAGTGAAGAATACCACACGTTCCTTCATCATGCGTGAATAAAGATCGTAAGAACGTTCGCCTCGCGGAGATTGTTCTACTACCATCGGGATTAGAGCATTTTGCATATGTTTCCTTAGTTGAAAGTTAATTTGAAAATAAGAAGGTCTTCTTCAGTGTCGAATTCTATAAATTTGAGCCAGGTATTATTTTCGGAGTATATAAATTTACCATTGAATCTTTTTATAAACGGTTCTGCTGAAACACACCAAGGCCCGATGCCAATAAGGTCTGCCCTGAATTCCGGTTGGGCATCTACCCAATGAGCAAAACTTTCCCAATGATTCCTCAGGGAAATGTCATTTACCTCTAGGAGCGTTGACATATAGATAAATATAGATATGAAGATAAAAGACGTATTACTTGAGTCACCTACCGACCTTGTTGCACGCTTCTATAAAGAAGCCGGGGAACATTATGACAAATTCTATAACCCCGAGGATGCAAAATACAAACACAAGAATAAGGAATACTACGACAAACATTTTAAAGAATGGTTTGCAGAAGAAGTAGTTCCTGTTTTTACAAAACCAGTCGACAAGCCACAGCCTGAGTACACTGTACAGCCTAAAGAGGGCAAGTTGCAATCTCCAGGATATCGCGGACTACAATATGCCTTGGCACGTTCCGGATTACCATATAACCATCATGTACAAAAATATGAGGGCGGACTTCCTGCTGCAATGGCCTCATACATGAACGGTGCAAGAAATAATAACGGTCAATAACCGTACAATTTTCTAAATAGAAGTTTTTCTTCCTGTTCCTTTGTATATTCAAACACAGTCAATGTGTAATTATTTAGATGAACGGTATATTCTTGAAGTAGATTATCAATTTCCAATCTATTACTCACCATTATTGGTATATTTTCGCCTATAAAACTAAACCTGGATAATACATAAGATTTCTGGTAACTTGTTCTACACAGAACAGATTTCCCATCAGTTGTCATTATTCCAAACATATTGGGTCATTAATCTTTCTTAAGCCTTAGAATAACAATAGTTTCAAGTTCCTCATTGGTGAGCTCAACAACTTTTAGCCGTTCCTTATAAATCCTATTCAATCTCTGACATCTTATACCGGCCTTTTCTAAGGTATCAATGTACATATTGGGAGAGTCCATGAGATTACCAAAACCACCATTGTTTGTGGGTCTCCCATTGGAGCCTATCCAATTTCTAAGATACAGATCCCCATTTTTGATTGCAAATTTCTTCATTTTTCCATTAGATTATATTTTAGTTTCAAAAATATCTTAGCCTCCGGAAATGGATAACAGAGTACATGAACTTTTGTCGATTCGGAGGTTCTTAATACTATCCAAAGATCCCCCACTGGCCCATCTATATTCTCTAAATCATATTTAAAGGATTCGAGATCATTGATATCTAATATAACTTCCCAGCGACTTCTCATGTTAATCATCAATGAGATCAAATTTCAGTTTTAGAAAAGCCTTAATTTCCTCTGACGGATAACTTATAACAAGATTCCTGCCATAGGTATCTAATGCATAGACCAATACCGGACCAGTGCAAGGTGGTGATCTTAGAACTTCTAAAAGTTCATGTTGATCTGAATAGAGCACCTTCACCCGCCAGGCCATTAATCTATCCCTAATGCCCTATGAACGCTTGCTGCGAAATCTGGATCAAAGTTGTCAGCTTCCTCATTCAACGAATCCATATTCTGCATAGCCCACTTCCAATAGCTATGTGGGATCTCAGTCATCAATTCGCCCTTATGTTTGCCAAACGGCATTCTTTCATAAATGATAGGCTGCTGTGCCCAGGCGTGAATTTGCGGACCGTATGGCTGATCTTTGTCAATCAAACCCATTTCTTCCATATAACCGACAAGTGTTTCAAGTAACCTTGCTGTCATATAGGAATCATTACCGGCACGATGACATAGCATATCATCTGGTACCTCTAATTCCAATGCAAATCTTAGATAGGGAAGATTTGTTTCTTCAATTGAGGGTACATCATTAAAGATTTTCTTTGCCATACGCCAGGTGCAAATCCAATTATGATTTTCCGTATCAATACCGTGATTACCTAGCACTCTCATATCAAAGAAATGGTTGTGCGCCACAAGATAACCGTTTTTGTAACCATCGACAACAGATTGAAAAATTTCTTTCTCGTCTAGGAAATGGGGGCGATCCTCAACCATCTTGTTTGTGATGTAGGTAATCGCTGATACCTTAGGCGGAATTGGTCGCTCAATGGGTTTGTGTAGTTCTTGAAAGATTGTCCAATTATTATTTTCGCGGATTACAAATCCAGCTTCAATGATTTCGGCAATCTTATAATCGTCGGAGTTTGTCTCGGTATCCAGAATGAGACAACTCTGCAAAAATTCTTCCTTGTAATTCATAAGAAAACTCTCCAGTAAATTAGACTATAACATCTACTTACTGGAGAGTCTAGACTTTCAATTAAAATCGAGATTATTTCTTTGTCTCGTTGTCGAATTGCTTCTTTGTAGCTTTAATAATTCCGCTGAATCTTTTATTTGCCTTTTCGGTATTTCCTTCCTTGTCAGCAGCCGATGCCTGCGAGCTGGCTGCCTTCTTGTATTGACCCAATTTGGCAGTAGAAAGTTCTATCAGAAAATCTTTTGCTCTCATTGCTTTCCTAACTTAGCAAAACGCTTCATCCAGGCAATAACTTCTTGGTCGGCCGATTCATCAACCTTTTCTTCCTTGAAGTGATCCTTTGGATCATCTGACCACTTGGACTTCTTACCATTCTTTAGATGGGAATCTTCGTCGAGTTCGCCACCCTCGGAATCTGATTCACCATTCTTCTTATCGTTAATGGCTTTCTTCATCGATTCCTTCTTATTGCCATCCTTATCCATATCAAGAAAATCAGGCTTTGCCTTCTTCTCAAGGACAGGTGCTACTGATTCGGTTAGCTTATCTAGTTTCTTTAGGCTGCTGAGCATTGCTGCTACATCTTTATCTACGTTTTCCATAATTGTTCCTTCCGGCATTGTTGGTGCCATTCCTGTTGGGCTTTGTGCCATTCCGTCACCTTGATCCATCATTGGCATGTCGTCTTCGGCAACTTCACCCATAACTTCCTGATAAATTCTTTTCTGTTCTTCGGGTGACATCATCTGTAATTGATATGGTGTATATTGTTGAGACGCTTTGCTCAAACCCATATCCTGCATATAAACAATTTTTCCGATAAGTTCGGAATGGTCAGGTTCCCAATCACCCTCTGGGATTTCTTCAGCAAGATTATCCTCGCCGTGTGTTAATGGGGATTCTTCACCTGCCTGATCTGCTGGAACATATTTCTGAACAATATCTCCCAACTTTACTCCTTTTCCAGAGGCTGGCTTTTCGTGACCAGCTACCTCGAAATCCATGTCCTCTTCCTCAACTGGCATTACCATAGGAACTTCCATTTCCTCATCACCGGCACACATTTCGTCACCATGAAGTGGATTGCCGCACATTGCGCATGCATCTCCCTGTGGTGCCATTCCGTGTTGTGGTGGTACATTCATGCCGGGCATAACTACTTCGCCGCCGTGATCTGGGAAACATGCTAGGCAATCCCAGGCACCACAACCGCATTCTGCTGCATTAGTAGGCATAGCTTCTGCAACTACACCAGTTTCAGCGGCGAGTGCTTCTTCGATAGCGCTCATCCATTTGCTAAATTCGTCTCTCTGATCCATGTTATTTGTTCCATTGATGTTTATGTTTACCTGTGGTTCTGAAACATCAACCTTGACATTTTCGGAACCCAATGACATTGGTGATAATGCACCGTCATTGTCAGTTTGAGCGAAATTATCTTTCGCATTTTGTTCTAATACAGATCCCACATTAGATGTAGGAACTACAATTTCTTTATCATCGAAGCTAACGATACATTCGTTGCCAGATGTGCTATATGCAATGAATACACCGTATCCAGGGCCAATAACTGTTCCATATACATCTGCAACCTTTACCATGTCGCCTGGGCGAAATTCCGGCTTATCCTTCAACGATCCAACTGTATCAGGTTGCGTGCTTACGTGGAACCAATCATTGCCTTTGGCAAGTGGCTCATCATAATCCCTTTCTGGTACAGAAAAATCTTCATGCGCAAGTTCTCTCGCAACACCCTTGATATCAATCATGGCACCATTTGATGTATATTCCATGAATCTACCAGTGCCGCCGCCGACTCTGGGACTTACCATTACAGTTGCATCTTTCTTGAACATAACTTTTCGTGGAGGTTGATCAGCTAGTTCTGCCGGAATGCTTTCTACTAGATTGATCCATTTCCTAAGATTTGACATTAGAAATCCTTGTTCTTGATTTAGTATTTATCAAGGATCGGGTAGATCACGGTCATAAAAAAAGGACCCGGAGGTCCTTTATTTCCAATATCGCCTTAATGCCCAGGCATGTATTTCATTTATTCGTATTTTGGCCCAGGAGCGAGCACTGTAATCTCCAGATTTAAATCTCGATGAAGTAGGATCCCAGATTTTCTTCTTCATCTGGGATTTTACCAGAGCAGTTTGGGTGATGGGCTCAAGCATCCATTCATACCTAAAGTTATAGATATGATTATCCCAAATTGTTACATTAAATCCGCGGTATCTGAAGGAATTTACCTTGCGGAGTTTATGCCCTTTTCTCGGCAGCCCATACTTCCAGACTTTTAAATATGTTTTCATGATGCTAACTCATTGGGTGTAAAAGACCTACCTGCTCTCCAATGCTTGGTGGTCTGAACATGCCCTTTACGAACATATTTCGCAATACTGTCCTTAAATTGACCATATGTAAAACTTTCAGCCAGTCTCACAACATAGCCCTCATCTTTATCCCAGGCTAGATTTTTTTCTAAGGAACGAATAATCTTCTCATCCCAGATACCATCATAGATGACAGGCACCGGAGTAATTCCAAGCAACTCAAAATATTGCAAGGTATCATCCCAGCTCAAACAAACATTCCGCTCATTCCAGGCCGAGAAACCAAGGAAATAAGAGGGTAGGTCAGTGTAGTGAATCGAGTGCTCGGCCCATAGATTCTCGCCACAAATCCGCCAATCTACAGGGATATCATGTGCAATGCTGGCCCAGAACTGCTTGACCCAGGCACGATCCTCCCCGCCCCTAGAATCAATACTACGTGCATGGATGTGATCAGAATACATGGTAGTATTCTCACCATCCATCTTCTTAGTGACGATGACTCGCTTACCCTCGAAGTTCGAAAGATCCTGCATTACGCGATCATCATCGTTGACGCCGGGACTCCACGGTAAATGATTGGTTCTCGGATATTTAACACGAGAGGTAAACAAATCAAGAACATTTCCTTCCTTGAGAACCTTTTGTACAGATTCATCGAAGAAGAGTTCACCTTTGCCGCGGCGACCATCCTCAAGGACTGGATTACCCCATTTATCATAGATATGGTCATCATAGAGATGCGGCGGTACCCAAATCTTGGTAATGCCGGCTGCATAGCGGACATCTTCTACAGAGATAGTAGTGCGCTCACAGGCGAGATGATGTTCCTCACATACAGAGGCACCATTTTCTAGATAGTAGCCACCGTCAGGCCATAATCTACGTTCAAGGATGTGGTGTGCATCTTTTGCAGGTTTATTGCAAAAGACACATTTGTGATTGTCCCGAAGGAATACTCCTTCTCGGAACGCATCTCGTGTTAATAATTTTGGTTCCATGATAATTCCTACACCGGTAGTGCAGGACTACCGGTTACGTGTTACAAGCTCGGGCGATATCTTCTGCCTTCATCCCTGCCTTAATTGCTTCTTGTTTGCAGATTCCGACTCTCTGTGAACATTGTGCAATGAGCAGAGTACAACAGATAACAGCGATAGCAACTACCGCAAGAAAAATTCTTTCAATATCCATTATCGACACACCTTTGAAATTTCTTCAGCATTACGGCCTGCCTTCAGGGCTTCCATACGGCAGGAGTTTATTTGATAGGTATTAAGAGAAATACCGCCAATAATTAGCAAGGCAACAAAGCCAGCCAGAATAAGTTCGCCCCTGTTCATTTGATCTCCTTTGAAGAGTTTGCAACAGATTTATCCAAACGACGCTCCTTAAACCGAGGCAAGAATAGACTATCCACTTTTGCCCGATCTTTGCTACTAATCCTTTCGTTGTAAAGAACCGTAACAATTCCATTCATCCAACTGTTGATGTCTCTGGTAATTTCGGCTCGCAGATCATCCGGGAAACCGCTAATGGCGGCTTCAACAAGCCTGTCACTGGAGGCAACAATCAGACTACCAACTTGGCCAACAAATTTGCCCTCACCGGGATTCCAACCAATAATTTCCATATCGGCGTCGAGTTCTGCCTTGAATTTAACAAGGTGCTTACTTCTGGTATCTTCCCAAATGCCACAAAAATTCTTCAGGATAGTGCCTTCTTCTCCGGCAGCAAGTAATTCCTCAAAGTGTTGCACCGCTTCTGCAAGACTATTTACAATTCGATAAGGAATCAATCGGAATTTAAGAGCACCGTATTTCAAAGAATGCAACGTCATGTATTCCTTGTTCTCAACAATACCTTGCACCGCCTTCACCAAATGGTCAAATCTCTTGTCATAGGTTTCGGCGGAACGACGTGTATGAAATTCATTCAACGGAAATGCATCCCAGACCTGGAATCGAACCATGGCTGCTTCCTCGGGGCTAATAGTCCCCTTGATGGCCTTATTGATAATTCCGTTACCAGTTTTTCGGTCAATGATTTGCTCTTTGGAATCAACTACAACGAACTCACCATCGAAAAACATATCGGTGCCATATTGACTGGCAAGAAGTTTGAGATCGTGATCTAGACTACCATGAAGGTCAATCTCTCTTCCAGAACGCCCACAATGGGAAACGGCATCGCCGGCCACCATAGCATTTGCACGGACGCCGTCGGCCTTCAATTGGCTATTGGCAGGAAAGATAATATTCTTGATGTTTTTTGCATCGTAAGGACGTGCAAGCAAACAGGGATACTCTGGAATGAAATCTTTTACGACAGCATTAACCGTACCATCCGCGACGCCACAGCGTAGATCTTTACCAATAATCCGCTCAACAACAGTAGCATCATCGGGATGCACGCTAAGGAGCACATTAGTAAGATGCTCAATACCTGCGTGACCAGTGAGTTGTCGGCTTGACAACTTTTCAAGTTCATCCAATGCCCAGTCGAGGGTCTTGAATTCTTCGCCTTCGGCAAGGAATCTAAATCCATAATTAGGGATTTTCCTGATATAAAAATTGACATAAGGGTCCAGCGCCAACTTCACAACACGCATGAAGAGTGCATTAGTCTTATGTTGCTCAAGAAGAGCAAGTTTATGGCTACGCTTGGTGTCAGAACCTAGTGCATACAAAATCTTCAAAATACTCATAATATCCCCTTTGAGCCATATTGTAGTATGGCCGCACTGGAAATGTCAATCGGTATTTTGTAAATCGGATTTAAGTTCTTTCTCTATAATATAGTCAGCCATTTCGGGGAGGAAGATATCATAGATCCTCAAATGGTGCTTCTTACAGTAAGATTTTCCAGTGATAGGAGAATGCGTACAACCCTCGCCGTCTCCAATCCAAGCACAAACTAATCTAATCCTATCTTCATCCATAATATACGATGCCCCATGATGGAACACATCAAACCACCGACCTTCCGGTTAGAACCGGATGCTCTCTTCAATGTAACTAATTTGATATACAGCCGGCGGCGCCACCTTATGTGCAGTGACCAAACGTTTTTCTGAGCTAACGGGGCGCCTTGACTATAACACAATTATTCTTCGTCGTCTACCTCAGTGCTAAGGTATTCGGGATCGGCAGTCTTATCAAGATGTTCAAGAATGATTCTATCATATCCATATGTAATTGCATACTGGATAACATCTGCAAGAATAACTTCTTTCTCCATTGTGGAAATCCACAATGTACGATAAGGATCGACTTCTTCGTAACCCTCTAATACAGCAATCGATTTATCAAGATATTCCTGTACACTTGTAAAGGTTTCATTATATGTGCCAAGGGCTGCTTCAAGGATCTCTGTGTCCTGAATAACCTGGATGGTCTTGATAATTTTACCTGTTTGGTCAGCAACGGTATAGTCTGTGCCAAGGTCGTCGATTCTCGTAATTTTATACATTTTGGTTGATCCTTGCATTAATAATTGTCCAATCGATAATCTTCCAGATATTGGCAAGATATTTTTCCTTATCCGCACCATAGTCGATTATAAATGAATGCTCCCACATATCAATAATTACTGCAACATCGTCTACGACCTTGTGATTTACGATGGTTTTGATAGTGCCTTTTGTGTCTAGATATACCCAGCCTGAACCGTGTATTTCTAGTGCAGCGTTCTTAATGGAGTCTTTGAAATTCTCAAAGCTTCCAAATTTCTTTTCGATTAGAATTTTGGAAGCATCCGAGGGTCTATTATTGGCCTTCGATGCCTGAAATTGCTCGAAGAACAATGTGTGTAATTTTGCGCCCGCTACTTGAAATTCTCCTTCGCCGGCGTGTGCCTTCTCGACATATTTTTTGTACAGAGTGCCATAATGCAAAGAAATTGCTTCTTCGCTGAATACTGGTTTCAATTGGGATTGGGATACCGGTAACTTGATTTGGTAAACTTCTTCCTCAGCTTTCACCTTCTCTATTAAAGTACGGAAGGATAGATCTTTTGTCATACTACTATTTATGGAAATTGCAAGAACTTGGTTTTGTTATCGTAAAACCTTTTGACACCGACAAGACGTTCAAGCACTGCCCTGTCGACGACATCTTGCGTAAAGTCCTTTATTTTAGCAAGTTTTTCTGCATTTGTAAACGAATCAAGTTGTAGATCCTGCACATTCACTGAGGCGTCTGACAAAATTGACCCATAAATGGACGGTGTAAATGTTACATTTCCCTTTCCATAAATGATATTTCTGTAGTTTACACTGAAATCATAATTCTCGGAGGCAGGGTACAATGATACGATAGAATTAAAATTTCTTCCCGCACAATCTGTAACACCTAGTAATTCGATATTCGAATCTGAATGCACCTGGAATCTATTTTCATCTATGACGTTTGATGCTCCACGACCGAACATTGCATGTGTGTATGAAGAATTCTCCTGTGTTATTACATTTCTATAATTGAAAGAAATAGCACTGGAATTATTCTTATAGAATGTCGAAAGGGCCAACCTAGCCCTCGGCTGTAGAATGTAATTGACTACGGCGTTTAAAGCACATTGGCTCTCCACCTCCTCAACAATTTCTGCATCGAGATCTTCGCCGAGATTGAATACAAGAACTGAATTGTAGAAGGTTTCGTAATCAGTCCTATATTTGACATAGATGGGTTCATCCACCGGACCATTAATACTGAACATGGTATGATTCTGACACACCAAGTAGGCAATGGTAGAAAACGTCTCGGGATTATAGAGACTACGTGGGTTCTTATTTTCTTTATTCTCAAGTGAATTTGTTATGACCACATTCTTGTGATCATATAATTCCTTGCTAATATGAATTTCGTTACCCATAATGATAACTGCTAATCCAGGAAGACCTGGATCCACAATCATCTGAGTCTTATTATTTTGAATATAGAAACGCTGCTCGAAAAATGTATCGAGGTTAGATCTTTGATACTTATCCTGTGTGGCTGAGTAGAGGAGCTCTGGATAATATTTTCCGAGGAATGATTTTATTTGAATTAGAGTTGTCGACATGTATTTCTCGTATCACTACGAGATATTTATTGTTATAGTTCTTCGTAAGTGGCAGTTAGCGGAAATCCGTTGGCCCGTGCATATGCTACGGTCTCAAGAGTCTTCTCTTCGGCAATTTCCTTGGTGTAAGGAGAACCGGCGATGCCCTGTCCTTGAACGTGGATAGTCTGGGTCAGCAGAATAGCGTCTTCTACCGTTCTATGAAAAATGCGAACCAAAACTTCAATCACAAACTGAAAGGTAGTCGAATCATCGTTATGGAGCAATACCTTATACATCTTAGGTATCTTTACCTGAATCGTGTCTTCAACACGCTCAATAACTTCGATATCTGGTTGAGTTGTTGCCATATGGAAAATCCCCGGGTTATAGGTTGATTCTACATTGCCCGGGGTCTAAAGTCAACTAATCTTATTTGATAGCGATAAGCTTAGGTTGTGCTTCCTCGGGCACATTCTTCTTGAAGACGACAGTCAAAATACCATCTTCGAGTGTTGCTTCCGCAATCTCGAAGTATTCTGCCATCTTAAACTTCTTCTCAAAAGAACGCTTACCAATACCACGGAACTGGTACTGCTCTTCGGGCTGTGATTCCTTTACGCCCTTTACAGTCAGTAGACTTTCGTGTTCCTCAAGTGTGATTTCACTCTTCCTAAATCCTGCAACAGCAAGTTCTAGAACAAGTTCGGTATCACTTCTCTTGATGATATTGTGTGGTGGATAGCTTGTAGATTCAAATTGGAATTCCCTGAATAGGGGCCCGAAACCTACAGTTAGTTGGTCAAGTCTGTCAAATAGACGGTCAAATTCATTTCTAGACATAGAAATTTACTCCTTTTATAAGCAAGTTAGAATGCAGCCTTCTGCTGCTAAATTGAGGACCCTCACCATTGAGCGATCCTCAAATTTATTTATCTCTGATTAGAGAGGGGTATACTTGAAACTTTTTACCCACATTGTGCGTTCGACAGCGATTGTGGCCTTTCCGCCCCAATCTTCGTTGTCGGTGCCCCAATGATTGATCATTACCTTGGCTGCCTCGGTCGGCACAACCTTGGTATGAGTTCCAATCAGAGCATTATCTCTGTAGAATTCAATTTTGCCCGGCATCCAGACAAATTTATATGAATGAAACCCCTGATGTGGAAGATCATCATTCGATGCCGGCGCTACATCAGTATGTTCGTTCGGATTAGATTCACCCACCCAGCTTGTTAGTTGAGTTGCTCGATTTCTAATTCCACCCTCGACTTCAAAGTCAATTTCAGTCTTAGCACCATCAAGGTAGATAAAACATCCTGTAATGGATCCACTTACAGGCGTACCCGGACCATCTGCGGTAGTTGCAGTGGAACTTGCGCGGGCAACCCATTCAAAAGTGCCATATTGGAAACTATCAACTGTGGCAATTTCGGCACCCTTAGAGGATACGCCGTATGACATTGCCGCTTGATTCAATTTGAGACACAAAATTCCGTCTACAATTGAGACATTTTTTGCTAAAAACGTGCCCTTGTGCGTAGCTGAACCGCCCGGTGCTGTCCAGGTAGAAACCACCCATTTTGCAGGATCTAGCTTACCGGAAGAAAAATCTTCCACAAAGGTTGGTTCTTTTACCACTACGGGTGGTAATGGTGCCGGCGCGGGAGCCGGAATAGGTGCGGGTGCGGGAGCCGGAATAGGTGCCGGTGCCTTATTTCTTCCAAGTAATTTATCTAACAGCCTTTTCAATGCTTTCATCATGTTTACATTCCTCGAGATTACCTGTCTCAACCATGGAGCGCAGGTCTGCAATCGTGCAGTTACCGTCAATATTTATCCGACGAATCTCCAAGGGAGACATACCTTTGGTATTTTTAGTGACAGAATTAACCATCACAGTTGATGAATACCCTGTGTTACCCGCAAACTTCACAGCTTCGGGCCTACTATATCCAAACGGCCATGAGAGAGATGTAACAGGCTTACCGGTAACCTGTTCGAGAATAATCTTCGACATTGCAACCTCACCTGCCATGATGCGAAAATCAATCTTATCAAGTTGTGTCTGCCATTCAAGAAAATGAGTATGCGTATGCGCACCAATCTCAAATCTATCATTCTGGGCAAGCGCCGATACTTCTTCTGCCGTCAGGTATTGCGGATCATCAAATGCCCCGCTAATGATATACAACGTGGCCTTTGAATTATAGGCATTCAAAGATTTAACAGCGTTAAAGGTAGATCTCCAACCATCATCAATAGTAATTGCTACACTCTTCTCCGGAACGCGCAATTCACCCTTCATGAATTTTTCAACTTCTTTAATTGTAAGAGTGGTATATCCCTGATCCTTCAGGAATTTCACATGTTCCTCAAATCGAGATTTGCTAATAACGGTACCACCGGGATTTTTATCATCCGTAATTTGATGGTACATCAATACAGGAACAAATTGTTCGCTGGCAATTGAAATCTGAGAAATGAGTGAAAGTGCGGCTGCAATTACAATTTTCATTTGATTATTACTTTCGATGTGGAACAACAGTCCATTAGTTCTTGATAGACTTCAGGTTCTATATTGACACATCCGGCTGTAACTGTCACCCGGTGCTGTGCATACGGGCTTCTTAATCTTGCGATTCTCTGCTGACCTGGAATATCCAATACACGGTGGATGGCATAGACGCCATTCTCATCATGTTTGAAAACGAGAAGATCCCCGCCGTAGCGAGGATCTATGATCGAATAAGGGGCAAGAGTATATTCGCCCCTTGGTGTATCATAACCTACCAAAGCGTTATGACATGTTCCGGCAAAGCAGATTATCGCCGCAGCGATATCTACTAGTACCTCCATATCTTAACCCTTAATACAGCCACGAACCTTTAGGATACCGCGATCCTTTGGTGTTAACTTCGCAAGTTCGGCCTTGGTAAGTTTATCAGCCGGAGGGCACAAAGGCTCAACAGGCTTCAGAACAACTGGCGCAGGTGCAGGTGCCGGTGCGGCAACTACTACTGGCGCAGGGGGTGGAGGTGGAGGGACCTCCTTAGGAATAACGGTTGCAACACCTACTGCCACGGCTACCGGTACAAGGACCGGAAAGCGCATCAGAAAGTTGACAACCGTTGCGTTACCAGCAACGGGCATTGTCATAATTTTTCCTTATTTCTTCAGATTCCAACCAAACCAGTAGCTGGCATAGACTTGCACGCCAGAACCGGAAACAGGACCAGTGACTTCAGGACCGACATTGAAATGACGTTCATGAACTGCCTGAACACCGAGATTCAGCACACCGTGATCGAAATCACGAACAAGCTTTACACCGACCGCAGGAACCAACTTGTTGTTATAATCCAACTTATTCTTATCCATGCTATAGCCAAAAGAGGCATAGGTGTTGAGCTTCCACTTGTCAGAAACTTTCATCCAATCAATACCTTGCTCAACTTTACCCTGCAGGAGGATATTGTTGTCTTCCTTGGTGCCCTTAATAACACCGGGACTGAAGGTCAATTCAGACCAATTCGAACCAGGATAGCCCAGGGGCTCGGCGGCCATAGCACCCATCGACGCGAGAGCCAGAATGACACCGGCGATAGCAAAACGAGACTTCTTCATAATTACCTTTCTTAGTTAGTGTGTGAATCGAAACTGTACCTCTTGACTTTGTTCCATGCCAAGATTTCTTTACGCTGAATTACAATTTCGAAGAATGATTTCATAAAAGCGTAGAAGTTATAAAACCCCAACCAGTAGTATACAGGATGTTTATAGATAACGTCAAGCCGTCCTGTACGCCAAGCACAATAACATGCAATCAAGAATGAAACACCATAATCAATTGCCATGATACCGAATAGCATCGGGGTGTAGAAAATACCTACAAGGGCCAACCAGAATAAACGATTAAAGATAACCGCATCAAGTGTGAGCAAGATTAGATACCAATCAACCCGTTGCTTTTTGCTAAAACCGAAAACATTGTGCTTCTTAATGACTTGCCAGAATCCACGATACCATCGTGTCATCTGTTTTCCATAATCACGGAAGGTTGATGGATCCTGTGTATATACAATTGCATCCGGTACATATTCAACACGCTTTCCGTGCCTATGAACCTGCATGGTAAGATCCATATCTTCTGCCAGTGTCTTCGGATCAATGTCCAGTTCGGACAATACCTTTGTATTGTACATCGAAGAACAACCCGGGCCCACAAATACCACATTGAAATTAGATTGTCCCTGTTTTGCAATATCCTGACCATACGTATAATCATACGCACGGAGTGATGAAAACAGATGATTATTTTCTGCAGATTTAACCTGGCCGAGATAAAGACCCACATCGGGATTAGCTTCGGCAGCGCCACGCATCTTCATCATGAAGAGTGGATCAACTTTGGTATCACCGTCAAAGAAGATGATCCAATCATATCTCTTCAGTAATTGAAAATACACAAGTGCTTGGCGCTGGGCATTTGCCTTTCCGCCATTTTCCGGCACTGTATACACATTTACACCCGTGGCGGATGCAAGCTTTGCTGTATTGTCTGTGGAGCGGTCATCCACAATATAGATATCGGATTTTGCACATCCAGAACGGATTAATGAATCAATTGTCGCCTCGATGACAACTTCTTCATTATACGCAGGGATTAAAACAGCAATAGTAGGAAATGTGTTCAAGGCGTTACACCCGTAAATTTCCGTTACTATAAAATAAAAGAGGGCATACGTCAAGCCCTCTTTTTGTGCGATTGTTTACAGATCAGTAGCGTTTATCTTTGTGCCACATACCTGCAGAGATCATTTCCTCGACTGTTCTTTCCCAGCGTTTGCGAGCTTGCTTCTTCAGCCTCTGACGCTTTACAGCAGGTGGTTCGTAAGACATCCTATCTTTTACTTCCTTTAGGATGCCTGTATCTTGGACTTTTTTCGACCAGGTACGCAATGCACGACCGAAATCATCCCCACGGACCTCAACTGTGAGGCCCTTATGTCTCTTACCTTCTTTATATCGATTACTCATTATTTGCTCGTTTCGTTGAACGCTTTGTCTTGTATACATATTTCACTGCGCCGCGTGAATCTACTGCAACAGTCGAAACCCCATCTTTCGCTAACCTAGGCAGGGTAAATTGTACTGCCTGTAGATCTTTCTCAAGAATGGAGCGCAGACCACGTGCGCCAACCTTCTGTCGCAGACACTCCTCTGCAACATTCTGTAGGTATTTATCATCGAAGTCCAAAGTAACACCCTCATACTTGAAAAGTGCCTTAAATTGACTAATGATGCTATTCTTAGGTTCCTTCAAGATCTTAACAAGCATGTCAACGGTAAGGTCGTCGAAGACAACCGTTACAGGACAACGACCGACAAATTCAGGGATTAATCCATATTTTATAAAATCTTCAGGAATAACACTTGATACAGTATCAGAGAATGAAGATTTTACATTCAGAGTTGCACCAATCCCGATGCTTGTCTTGGATCTATTCTTTCGAATTAGT